GGAAAACCTTTGATGGCGAAGTAAATGTGGTTGAGTGAAGAGATGTCAGTAGCTTTGGAGTCGCTACCCCCTTATCGGGATTAGACACTGTCAATGTGCTAACAACTGGACCTCACCTGCCGGAGTATAACCTTAAGAAATAAATCCGAAGATTCATTCTTTGGCCATTTACTTTCCTAGGTAACGCCCAGCTGGTTCCACACACTGCTTCCCACACCCTCCAAGTGACTCACTTGAGAGTGTAAATCAAAGGCCAACTGCCATTTCAGACACTGGCTACCATTGCATCATCTAGATGTTGGTATCACTTGGATACTTGCTTCGTCAACCTGATGAATCATAATATGATTATCGTGTTATCTCGAAGGATAGTGATCCTTTTCGCCGGGACTTCATTATAATACGAAGTAACTTGAAGGAATCCTCAAGAACTAGTCTTCTCGGAACCGAGATAGAGTAGAACTTGAAGTCTCTAACAAGCTGCTCCAGTTTATCGATCCGAGCCACTAAATCTTCAAAAGATAGAGTGTCCAGGTCGACAAGCTTCACGGGTTGAAGATACTTCAATCCCGGGTAAAATAATGCAGTTATTACCGATTCAGGGATCAGGTCACCAAGAGAATCTTTTCCAAGAGCCGATTGGCAACCTGACACATAAGAACCCAGACAAGTCTGGATCTCAGTGTACAGGTCAACAATACGGTCCTCAAGAAAGCCTCTAGCGGCAGCCTGATTCAACCGTAAAAGTGGACCGAGGAGTTGGACGTTTATTTTCGGTACAGGGAGGGGTAAACCCCGACTGTACTTAATCATAACCTGTTCCAAAAACCCGGTTCGAACATTCGCGATGATCCGACCTCCAATAAAGCGAAGTGGATTCTTGGGATCAACCAAAAAATCCGCTAACGTTTTAAAGGAAACCACCCCTCTGTTCACTAAAATCCCCATAAAGGAGATTAAGGAATATTGATAGGATGGAATCGGACCTCAAGAAGGTCCTGTAATTGCCTTGAAAGCCCGAAGTGGAGATTTTATACCGCGGCGGGACACAACGTCCGCTGCAACACAAGATCTACCAAATAGGGAGTCAAACGAACGAAGTTGCCGTCAAGAGAAAGCTGAAACTTCAGCCTCTCCAATCGACAATCTCTTCGCAAACTCAATTACAGGTCTTGAAGGCGCTAAAAGGGATTTAGACTTGTTACACTTAACATCCAAGTGGTCTTCCATTACAACTAAGTAACGGTCGGCCACCAGTTTGTCAAAAATAACAATATCATCTCCCAGCACTTCATAACACTCATACCACTTTACTTCTTTATAAATGCTAATGCAAATATGCTGAAGAATAAGATGGTGGCAGAGGTTAAGCATCGCTCATGATGAGTAAGCACCCATAGGTTGACCGACGGCATATTTCAACTCCTGACGAGGAACGACGACACCGTCGTCGAGCTTTTGCTCAGAGAGGAGATATGACCGTCGTACTAAAAGATCAGCCCATGCCTGACCATAACTAATCCCGCGGTCAAGTCCGGAGTTTTCAATACCTCCGAAAAGACTATCGAGAATAGCCGACTGTAACTGAATCGGTAAACGATCAGTAGCAGCCGAAAGGTCAAAGCATCAGGAATGACCATAGTAG